TGTCGACAGATTATTTATTAACGGGGCAAGATGGCGAACAGTCTGGAGATGTAATTACTATGGACTCTTTGCGTGATATACAAAAGCAAGTGCGTGGAATTATGAGTCAGACAAATACGCTGATTGCAGAACTGGAGGCAAAGAAATGAAATTTACGCTTTATACTGCTACTTGCCGTGAAAACGCAAAAAATATCAAATATCCGAAGGATGTAGAGGTAATTGACGAGGAAAGTTTGAAGTCTGCGGTGCAATTTGACCACGTTTCTGCAAAATTCACGGATGATAAAAGAAGCAATGCCAGCTTTATAGAGAGCGATTGTCTGATGTTTGATTGCGATAATAGCCACTCTGAAAATCCAGAAGATTGGGTTACACCTTTGGAACTGGCATTGACATTTTCAGACGTAGCATTCGCAGTTGCCTATAGCAGAAACCACATGAAAAACAAGGGAAACAGAATTGCACGTCCTAAGTTTCATGTCTATTTTGAAGCAGAAAAAGGAATGTCCGTAACAGAACGACAGAATTTGAAAAAACAGGTTCTGGAACAGTTTCCCTATTTCGATGAAAAGGCACTGGACGAGGCACATTTCTTTTTTGGTGTGGAGAATCCAAAAGTGGAATGGTATCAAGGCAATCTGACGCTTGCTGAATTTTTTGAAAAAGATGCTTTTGCAGAATGGGATGCTCAGACGGAATTAATCCAAGAAGGCTCCAGAAACAGCACAATGAGTCATATCGCTGGGAAACTGATCAAGCGTTATGGCAATACAGAGGCAGCGTATCAATTGTTTCAAAAGGCAGCAGAAAAGTGCAACCCACCATTGGCGGAATCAGAACTGCACATGATTTGGCAGAGTGCAAAAAATTTCGGAAAGCGAGTATCCAAACAAGACGGATATATTGCTCCGGAGTTATACGGGCAGATGTATAGCCTGCGACCGGAGGATTATTCCGATATTGGGCAAGCAAAAGTTTTTGCAGAACAGGTACAAGGCGAACTTGCCTATACAGATGCAACCGAATACTTATGCTATTTGCAAACACACTGGGTAGAATCGAAACAGACTGCTGTTGGCAGATGCGAAGCATTTCTGGACAAGCAGCTGGAAGAAGCAGAACGAACGCTGGAAATGACACACAAGATGCTGCTGGACAGCGGAGTAGATGCTGAAACAATTTCCAAGGGCGGAAAGGTGCTGGAAAAAGCCGTGGATGACGTCAGCAGAAAAGCGTACATCGAATATCGTTCTGCCCTGACTTACCGAACTTTCGTCATGAAACGCAGAGATATGAAGTACATCTCTTCGGCATTACAAGCAGCAAAACCGATGCTGCTGAAAGATATCGCAGATTTTGACAGTCAGGAGTTCTTGCTAAACACACCGACAGCAACCTATGACTTGCAGAAAGGCGTGAATGGTGGAAGATCGCACAATCCGGAGGATTACCTCACAAAAATGACTGCTGTTTCGCCGGACAACGTGGGAGAAGAAATTTGGAAAGATGCCTTGCATTGCTTTTTCTGCGGCGATCAAAGTTTAACGGATTATGTGCAGCAAATCTGCGGGCTTTGTGCGATTGGAAAAGTGTATCAAGAGGCATTGATTATTGCCTACGGCGAAGGCAGCAACGGCAAGTCCACCTTCTGGAATGCCATTTCACGGGTGCTTGGAAGTTACAGCGGAACAATGTCCGCAGATGCATTGACGGTCGGCTGCAAGCGAAATGTAAAGCCGGAAATGGCAGAACTCAAGGGCAAACGGCTGGTCATTGCAGCAGAACTGGAAGAAGGAATGCGGTTGAATACTGCGGTCATCAAGCAGCTTTGTTCCACGGATGAAATCCAAGCGGAGAAGAAATACAAGGATCCGTTCCGCTATACACCTGCTCATACGCTGGTGTTATACACGAACCACCTGCCGAGGGTTGGAGCCAACGATGATGGAACGTGGCGTAGATTGATTGTGATCCCGTTTCTGGCAAAGCTGGAGGGGAAATCTGACATCAAGAATTTTGCAGATTATCTGGTCGAACACGCTGGCGGAGCAATTCTGTCTTGGGTGATGGAGGGAGCGAAACAAGTCATTGACCGACAATTCAAACTGGAAGTTCCACAGTGCGTCAAAAAAGCAATCCACGCATATCGGGAAAGCAACGACTGGATGTCGGCATTTCTGGAAGACTGCTGTGATGTAGATAAGACCTACCAGCAAAAATCAGGCGAATTGTATCAGGAGTATCGTTCGTATTGTTCCAGAAATGGAGAGTACACAAGGAGTACAACGGACTTTTACACGGGTCTTGAAAATGCAGGGTTTGAACGAAAGAGAACCAAGAAAGGTATCATCGTTTATGGTGTAAAAATCAAGTCGGAATTTTTAGAATGATGGGCAGGGGTGCAGGTCGGAGGAGGTCATTTCGTAAACTCTTCTTATAGGTAATTTTTACCAAATTTTCAGCCTAAAAGGGGTTTTATATATTGACCTTAATCGACCAGCACCCCAAAAAAGAAAAAACTTGAAAAGGTGGCTAAAATGCGTGAAAAAATGATTGAAAGCCGGTTGGTACAAGAGGTGCAGTCCAGAGGAGGTCTTTGTTGGAAGTTTACAAGTCCGGGAACGGATGGAGTGCCGGATCGAATCGTATTGATGCCGGGTGGAAAAATTGCGTTTGTGGAAGTAAAGGCTCCGGGTGAGAAGATGCGGGCGTTACAAATCCGGAGAAAACAACAGCTTGAGCGTGTTGGTTTTTCCGTGTATTGTCTGGATAGTCTGGAACAAATCCGTCCCATTTTGGATGAAGTCGGAGGTGAAACACCGTGAAGTTCATTCCACACGACTATCAGCAATATGCGATTCAGTTTTTGACGGAGCATCCTGTGGCAGCACTTCTTCTGGATATGGGTTTAGGGAAGACTGTCACAACATTGACAGCAATCAATGAGTTGTTGTTTGACCGCTTTGAAATCCGCCGTGTTTTAGTGATTGCACCCCTTCGTGTGGCACGGGATACTTGGTCAGCAGAAATTGAAAAGTGGGAACATTTGAAGCATCTGAAATACAGTGTAGCAGTTGGGACATCCGCAGAACGCAGACAAGCCCTGCATGCAAAGACGGATATTTGCATTTTGAATCGTGAGAATATCAGTTGGCTGGTAGAGGAAAGCGGTATTCCGTTTGATTTCGATATGTTGGTGATTGATGAGTTATCCGGTTTTAAGAACCATCAGACGAAACGATTCAAGGCACTGATGAAAGTTCGACCAAAGGTGAAACGCATTGTCGGCTTAACGGGAACACCGTCCAGTAATGGTTTGATGGATTTATGGGCAGAGTTTCGTTTGCTGGATATGGGACAGCGGCTTGGAAGATTTATTGGACAATATCGAACAGCCTATTTTCAGCCGGATAAACGAAATGGGATGGTGGTTTATTCTTACAAGCCTTTGCCGCAGGCAGAGAAACAAATCTATGATAAAATTTCAGACATCACCATTTCCATGAAAGCGATTGATTATTTGCAAATGCCAGAACTTTTGTTGACAGAAGTTCCAGTTCGTCTTTCTAAGCAAGAAAGAGAACGATACAAGCAATTGAAACAAGAATTGGTGTTAGACTTGCCGGATGGCGAGATTACCGCTGCCAACGCTGCAAGTCTATCCAACAAACTTTCCCAGCTGGCAAATGGTGCAGTGTATGACGACACCGGAGCGGTGATTCCCATTCACGATCGAAAGCTGGATGCACTGGAAGACCTGATAGAGGCAGCCAACGGCAAGCCCGTTCTGGTGGCGTATTGGTTCAAGCATGATTTGGAGCGGATTCAAGAGCGACTGCGAAAGCTGAATGTTTCCTATCAGGAAATCCAGTCCTCTGACAGTATTCGGAACTGGAACGCCGAAAGGCTGCAAGTTGGTCTAATTCACCCAGCATCTGCTGGTCATGGCTTGAATTTGCAGGCAGGCGGTTCTCACCTGATTTGGTTCGGACTGACCTGGAGTCTGGAACTCTACCAGCAGACCAACGCCAGACTGTGGCGGCAGGGGCAGCAATCCGAAACGGTTGTCATTCAACATCTCATCACCAAGGGTACGATTGACGAACGTATCCTGAAAGCCCTGACCCGGAAAGAACAAACCCAGACCGCTTTGATGCAGGCCGTCAAAGCAGAACTTGGAGGTAGCAGATGAATATCATTTGGCAGTACTTAGACAAACGGAGTGCCGCTGTAAACGCACTGAAGGATTACAGCAGCATGGCTTACATCCTTGCACATACAGACGAAGAAATCACACAGGTGCATGAAGACACCACAACCCTTGGCAGTCCGGCATTTACAGATATGCCGGGCGGCAGTCCGAACCCGCAGTTCGGCGAAATGCGAATCATCACTGCCATTGACGAAATCGATGTGCTGCGGGAACGGTATCGTCAGGCAAAGGAGTACATGGAATGGTTTCAGCCTGCATGGGACAGCCTGTCGGAGGATGAACGGTATGTGCTGGAACAGTTCTATTGGCAGGAAGATCAAAACATTTATACCATTTGCGAGCACTTCGGTATTGAGCGTTCTTCTGCATACAACAAAAAGAATCGTGCCGTACAACACTTGACGTTGCTTCTCTATGGTAAGGCATGAGTAAAATCGAGGATGACTTTTGCAAAAAGGTGTGATATAATAATATCATAGAAAACTGACCGAAAGCCCTGTGGTGTTCCACATGGGCTTTCGTTGTATCCGGAGGTGAACCTTATGCCGAGGAAGGCACTGAAACCTTGCAAGCACCCCGGCTGTCCGAACCTGACAGACGGCTTGTACTGTGCAGAGCATCAGCCCCTGCACCCAGACCGACCGTCTGCCACCAAGCGTGGCTACGGCAGCAAGTGGCAGCGGCTCAGCAAGGCGTACCTCCGCCGGCATCCTTTGTGTGTGCGTTGCAAGGCACAGGGACGGTTCACGGCAGCGACCGTGGTCGACCATATCATTCCTCACCGTGGTGATCCGCATCTGATGTGGGAGGAAAGCAACTGGCAGGCTCTTTGCAAGTCCTGCCATGATCGCAAGACGTGGACGGAAGACCGAAATCCCGTCTATCGGTATTGATTGTGTCTGAAATGCTGCCGGTGGGGGGATAAAAATCGCTAATTGTGAATTTTTTACAGACCGGCGTCCCCTCTCACGCACGAAATTTGGATTTCAAAGGGGGTATTAACCCTAAAAATATGCAACAAGCCGAAACTTACGCAGTTTCGGCTATTTTTCTCTCAAAAGGCAGGTGAAAACAGTGGCAAAAGACGGTACAAGAAGGGGTGGTGCAAGAGTTGGTTCTGGCAGAAAATCCAAGGCGTTAGTTGACAAAATCAATGATGGACAATCTGCATCAGTGCTTGAATTCCCAGAATCTTCTGTTTTGATAGGTGATGATGTTCCGCCAGTAAAGGATTTTATGAAAGCTCAGCAAAAAAACGGAAAAGATTTTCTTGCCGAAGAAATCTATAGTGAAACCTATCGATGGCTAAAAGCAAGAGGATGTGAAAAAGCCGTATACTCCGAACTTGTGATGCAATATGCCATGTCAGTTAGCCGCTGGATTCAGTGCGAAGAAGTAATATCTGAGTATGGATTTCTTGCAAAACATCCAACTACCGGAGCCGCAATTGCTTCTCCGTATGTCTCTATGAGTCAAAGCTACATGAAACAGGTTAATCAGTTGTGGTATCAAATTTTTCAAATTGTACGAGAAAACTGTTCAACAGAATTTTCAGGACTGCCCATTGATGATGCTATGGAAAAACTGCTGACCGCCAGAAAGAGGAACTGATATGGGTTGTGTGTTTAGCAAAAACACAGATGCCGAATTGCACAATGTGACTTTTGATTGTGAGAGTCCTAATTGCCAAAGAAGTATCTATTCCGAAGCAAAAAAATTAATGCAGTCAGAAAAAGTGTATTTCAATCGAGTAGAAAATGGCAAGAAAATACCGACTGTTCTCTCCGCACAGTTTGCAGAAAATCTTGTACGAAGTCGTCAATCCGATATGTGTATTTTAGAACATGGCGAACAAATGGTTGATTTGAGTGTAAGATATACCTCGCAAGCAATAGCTGCATGGAATCAAATAAGAAACATTTTAAAGAGTGGTGAATCAAAATGAACACAACTACAGAATTTCAGCTCGTTGATATCGACAAGTTAGTGCCATACGCCAACAATGCCAGAACGCACAACAAGGAACAGATTCTGAAACTTCGCTCTTCTCTGCGTGAGTTTGGGTTTGTGAATCCGGTTATTATTGATCGGGAATACAATGTGCTGGCTGGTCACGGCAGAATCGAAGCGGCAAAGGCAGAAAATATTTCAGAAGTGCCATGTGTATTTGCCGATCACCTGACCGAAGCACAGAAGAAGGCATATATTCTTGCTGATAACAGAATGGCATTAGATGCCGGCTGGGATGAAGAACTCCTTGCTGTGGAAATGGAAGAATTGCAGAATCTCGGTTTTGACCTTGGTCTGACTGGCTTTGATGAAACTGAAATTGCAGATTTGTTTGATACAAACAGCGGTGACACAGTGAAAGACGATGATTTTGACCTCACCACTGCACTGGAAAAAGCTGCATTTGTACAGCGTGGCGACATCTGGACAGTTGGCAGACACAAGCTGATGTGTGGCGATGCCACATCTGCGGAGGATGTATCTGCTCTCATGGGTGACACCAAGGCAAATCTCATTCTGACCGATCCTCCCTATGGCGTTTCGTTTAAGAGTGCCAGCGGTTTGACCATACAGAATGACAGCATGAAGAACGAGGAGTTTTATACATTTCTGCTGTCCTCCTTTCAGCGAATGGCGGAGCATCTGGAAAAAGGCGGCTCTGCCTATGTATTCCATGCAGACACCGAAGGGCTGAATTTCAGAAAAGCTTTCATTGACGCCGGATTTCATCTTGCAGGCTGCTGCATCTGGGTAAAGGATAGTCTTGTTCTGGGTCGCTCTGATTATCAGTGGCAGCACGAACCTGTGCTGTATGGCTTTATGCAGAATGGCAAGCATCACTGGTATTCCGACCGCAAGCAGACAACCATCTGGAACTTTGATAAGCCGAAACGCAATGCCAATCATCCTACCTCCAAGCCGCTGGATTTGCTTGGCTATCCCATTGGCAATTCCACGCAGGAAAATGGCGTGGTAATGGACACCTTTGGCGGCAGCGGTTCTACTTTGATGGCTTGCGAACAAATGAACCGCATCTGCTACACCATGGAATTGGATGAAAAATATGCCTCGGTGATTCTTCGCCGGTATGTGGAAGATACGGGAAATGCCGATGGTGTGTATGTCGTGCGGGATGGAAAGCAGATTGCATACTCTGAACTGGTGAAAGAGGTGGAAAAGCCTGATGAATAAACCACTCACCCTTGGCAGCCTCTTTGACGGCAGCGGCGGTTTTCCGCTTGCCGGAC